AGCACTATCCTGCTCTATTGCAGGCTCCAAGTTTATGCATGAACACGCCCGACCCAGGTTGCTTGCAACCATCGGTGCGTGCGAACTATCCCTTAACTTGGGGGTGCCCGTTCTACAGGCTTATGCAATGGCCGTAGCTCGTGCGGGCGGCGCTGCCGCCGGGTTACGCATGGATGTGGACAACCCCTACTTCTATAGAGTTGACCGTGTGTTCCGTAACACAGATGACATTTACCATGTTAAACCAAAACCCATCACCGATGTCGCTCGTATTTCTTTCTCGAAAGCTTTCAACATCCCTGTGAGAGAACAACTCGAATTGGAATCTTACTTTGATCATTGGCTCATAAACCCCAAGGGTGGAGTGGTAGTTGAAGATGAAATTGACCTTCTCACATGGTCGATAAACAAAAACATCACTCCGGAGGTCTACCCTCCACCCTAAGTGGGATTATGCAATCTCAACAAAAGAAAAGCAAATCCCGCGCGAGCACTCGCAAGGCTCGCAAGCGTACCGGTGGAGGCATGGGCCCCACTAAGGTAATCCCAGTAGCTGTAGTAAAACAGAGTGTGAATACTGGCCCAAGACCTTTTGTCAATGGGAAAAAGTATTGTATCCAACATTCCGAGCTCGTTGGCCTAGTAAGCTCGGTAGTTGGGTTTGGGACTAATGGGTTCACTGTAAACCCGGGTATAGATGCAACCTTTCCTTGGTTGAACCTGCAGGCAGCAGGATATGAGAAATATGCATTTCGGAAGCTCGCTTTTGAATATAGGAGCAGGCGTGGTTACAACACAGACGGTACTGTGATCATGTATTTTGATCACGACGTCAAAGATTTACCCCCTGCATCATATGTACAAGCGTCCACAATGGCTGGAGCTAAGTCCACCAACCCCTACGTGTCTAGAACGTTAGACATTAAGGGGGGTGGTCTAGGGCAAACGAGATTTGTGCGCGCTTCCGATTTCACGATAAACGGTGATGCCTCGCTGTATGATGCCGGGACACTGTTTGTCTCAACCCAAGGAGATGCATCCGAAACCTGGGGAGAATTGTGGGCCCATTATACGGTGGAGTTCACCTTACCCCAAACCAAGACCAATGGAGATCCTGTTCCCGCGCCGGGAAGAAACATATCCACCATCCTCGAGAATTTGGGGGGCGCAATCGCCCCCTCGGTAACTGCGACGGTAAACCCTATAATCCAGGGTACACTACCGTCCATCGCTTACAACTCCCTGGGGGCGGCAGTGGATACGAAGAATGGCACGGTCCAGGTCCCAGTGGATGGTACATACAAAGTGACAAGTCTCTTCTCAAATTTGGTGGACTTCGCAGCAGTGGGTCCAATGGTATCGAACTGGTTCACCGATGTCGATGATCCAGTGACCGGGGGCGTTAGCTATTCATCTAAGTTTGATGGCGGATCGCTCTGGGACACTGGAGCAGGAACGTACGACTCGGTGGGCTCGTTCTCTGATTCCTGGGTCCACTACCTGCACAAGGACACTGTTCTCACCCCCCTGCTTCTTTACAATCTAGCAGCCTCACTACCAATAACTTTTCAGCCTGGCTCATTTGAAGTCGAGCTGTTGGATAAATTGCCGTTGACGGCTGCACAGATTGAGCAGAAGAAGTTGCGAGATGAAGGTGAGAACAAGTGGCATGCGAAGGTGCAAAGACGCATATTATCCACAGCTGAGAAGCGAGCCAGTCCCTCTGAGCCCCAAAGAGCGGGGCCTACAACGTCACAGCCTGCCCGAGAAGGGTGGTGGACTGTGGCATCTGCTGGAGATAACCCAAGTGGTAAGTAGCCACACCGGTTATAAATTATTTATTTATTGTAGGTAAGTAATAGACGTAATAATGGGAGAGCACCACTATGCTCTATATATAAGAAGATTCAAATTGGTGAGATAGGAAAGCGGGGGGGGGTTGCGTGAGTAGAAGGGGGCTCTGGTTCGTCCATAATCCCAATATGACCCACGGTGAGCTGTAAGCGAAGAAGCCATGTGGCAGGTCGCCTACGAAAACGCAGCATAAACCCCCTGTGATTAAATGTCCTGGGTCCGGCGGGGCCCTCGGCACCTGGGGCGGGGTAGTGTATGGACGCGTAGCGGATCTTGGGTGGAGCCACATTTGCGGTGCGGTGGATTGAAGTGGGGGTAACAGCCCACTGAAACGCCGTGCTTGCTGGTGCGGAACCCCTAAGGTAGGTGTGGTGAGTGTAAGCCAGGGTTGGCGGCATGAGCGACTAGTTCCTCCTCTGCTGTGACCCGTACACCTTCGGATTTGGGTTGACCGCCTGCAGCGCAGGCTAAGTGTCCCCAACTATGTGCAGTTACAGATCCTAGCGGGAACACGGCCTCGACCCTAAGGGGTCACCAATTGAGCGGAGCGCCTTGATAACCCTTATTTGGCCGTAAGGGAAATTGGGGAACTTCGTGTGAAGCTTCATGCGGACCACCGTAGGTGGCCCGTGGGGGTGCCAAAGGCGTAAGCCAACGGCGCGGCACCACCGTAAACTAACAGTCAGCATCTAGATGCGCC